CTTTCGCTATCAAACGCTAACGTATGGTTGCGTAGTTGCACAAAAAAAATAAAAATAAACATTGACACACCCCCTCACCACCCCTATAATGTTTAAAAAAGGAGGTTTTTATGTTAGATTCAAAAAGAATTTGCGTCACCCCTGGATGTTCTAATCTTGGGCAGTATAAAGGTAAAACTAAAAAAGGCGGAGTTGTTCGCCGACCTAAATGTTATGGTTGTCGGTTTCTCCGAACAGGGAAGAAGAAAGGACGTAAAAGCCAACAGTGGCGGGTATTCAGAGAACAGCACACCGATAAGTGTGAGTATTGTGATTGGGTAGGTCCTTGTGATATTCATAGACCTCAACCACAAGAACCATACTCGAAAGATAATATGCGAGCAGCGTGTCCTAATTGTCATCGGTTGATAACTAAAGGGGTTATGGTAGATAGGTTCCTGTAGTTAACACAATACTGACAATACTGAGAGAACCCCCACCTATGGTATAGATGAGGAAACCTAGATACAAGATATTGTAGAAAAAACTTGACAGAACCCAAAAAAAATTATAAAATAATTTCAATAGGAGATTAAAACAAGTTTAATTGAATAAAGGAGAGAACTATGAAAGGCTTTGAAATTACGACAGAAGGAAAGTATTTTGCAAGAAGTGGAGTTATGGAAGGTGAGAGGATTCTTAAAGATTATAAGATCGTTTGTAGGCTACCGTCGATGAAAGCAGCATTGTCAGTTATTAAGAATAAAGTTCTAACTGCTGGACTGAAAAAGAAGTATGCGGATTATATTGCATATCAAACGCACGTTATCACGAAAGTGACTCCTTTGGATGATGAGTCTGCGAAAGATTTATCGAAAGCTGAAGTGAGTTATATGGATCGATCAGCTTTGCTTTCTTTTATTAAAGAGTATGCGTTACCGGTTGCAGCAAAATATTACCCAGGTCTTGCTGCTTTGAGAGAAGCTGTTAGTTTCTGTAAAGAGGATGAGAAAGGTTATCTGAAAAAGTTTGAATTAAGGAAAGATGATCTTGCTGCGGATATTGAAGTAGCTAGGATGAATCCGGAAATTTTTGCAAAAGAGAATGATGAAGAGGAAACTGAAGAAATCATTCCAGAAGAGATAGTTGCGCCAGCACCAAAACAAAAAAAGAAAAAGCGGTTGAACACAAAAGCTAATGCGAAGGTGGCGAAAGATCGCGTTGATGCTTTAGCAAAAGATGAGTTCACTGATGCTAATGAGGAAGATGAATTGTAATGATGGAAACTGAGAAAGCTCCGGCTGTCATAGAGAATTATTCAAGGGAACTGATTTGGGAAAACGGTATGCCTAGAGTTGTAGGTGTACCGATGGCCAAATTTGGGCGAAAAGCAGAGACTTCTTTGCGTGCGTTACTGCGAGAAGCGCTGGAATTTCCCTATGATGGCGATAATGCGAAGTATCTGGGGCTGACTAAGGGTGAAGCTATGATGATACAGTTAGTGGAAGAGGCTTCAAACGGTGACCCAAAGGCGCGTCAAGAGGTTTTAGACAGGGTTTTGGGTAAACCTCAGCAAAATATAAAATCATTAACCTTAAAAGGCTCAATCGAGAGCTTTTTGGACGAATTACCGCCTCCAGGACCGATGGATTACGTAGATGTGACACCATCTGCGGTTGAGGAGACAGTGGAGGATCTGTAGGTGCTGTGATAGAGAGGCTCACAGTTAAATGAGGAGTGGTGGAGCACGGACTAAACATCCGGAAATAAGGAACTAACAGCCTACTCTAAATAGGAGATAATCATGGAAGGTTGGTGGATTTACTTTGAGCAGTCGCAATAAGCAGCAAGATAGGTTTAGTCACTTAAAAGAGAACCTTTTGTACTTTGGCCGTACGAGCCTTATTATTCGTGATAAGCAGGGGGCTATGCGTCCTTTTGTGCTCAATAAGGCGCAAAGGTATGCACACGCGCGTATTGAGGCTCAGAAGGCACGAATAGGCAAAGTGCGTGTTCTTTTGCTCAAGGGGCGCCAGCAGGGCATGAGTACCTATGCTTCTGCGCGTTTCTTCCATCAAACGGTATTTAATCCAGGCGCTACCACATTTATCCTTTCCCATCAAGCAAAGACGACAGGACCGCTTTTCGATATAGTTAAGAGATATCACGCCAATATGCCGGAAGAGTTAGCTCCGGTGCTAGACACTTCAAACAAGAATCAGATGAAATTCGCAGGCCTCAACTCCGAGTATACGGTAGGAACTGCTGGAAATGAGGATATAGGCCGCGGTTTCACGATTAAGCATTTACATGGTTCTGAAGTAGGTTTTTACGAAAAGACAGATTATTTAGAGACAGGGTTGTTCCAGGCAGTAGCAGATATGGCCGGAACAGAGATCATCCTTGAATCCACAGCTAATGGTATGAACAATATGTTTTACCGTATGTGTATGGATGCGTTGGCTAAGAAAGGGGAGTATGAGCTTATTTTCATCCCTTGGTATTGGCAGGAGGAATATTGTACACCTGTGCCGCCAGGGTTTGCATTAGAGCAAGATGAGATGGAATTGCAGGAAACATACGAGCTTGATAATGAGCAGTTGTGTTGGAGGCGAAACAAGATCGTATCTTTAGGTGCTTTGTGGAAGTTCCAGCAAGAATATCCGATGAACGTCATGGAGGCATTTATTGTATCAGGGGATCCTTTTTATGGTAAGAAGGCGGTATTCGAGGCAAGGAAATGTCAGATCACGGACCAAAGCAAACCTATGATCGGTGGGTTAGATTGTGCTCGTGTTAATGACCGAAGCGCGTTTACAATTCGCCAGGGGCGTCAGGTTCTTCATTTTGAAGCGCATACAGATCTTGTGGCTGATGGATTAGAACCCACGCAGCAGTTGATACAACATTCTATCCGGCTGATCAAACGCTTTAACCTCAAGAAACTTTTTATAGATATGGCATCCGGTTATGGCGTAGTTGATGGGTTAAAGACGTTAGGATACGGCGATATTGTTGTGGGTGTATATTTTCAACAAGGTGCATTAGATCCGATTCGGTGTTTAAATAAACGCGCAGAGATACATTTATTAGCGCGAGATTGGTTCGATGAAGGGCCTGTCAACATTCCGGATGATGACGACTTTTTTAAAGATCTGATGATTATTCCGAAAGAGAAGAAATCTCCGTCGGGAAGATGGGTTATGCCACCAAAAGCAGAGATCAGATCTAAGTACGGAGTTTCTCCAGACATACACGATTCTTTCATTTTAACCTTTGCGTTCCCTGTAAATGATGATACAATGAAGAAAAGTAGGATAGTGAAAGCGGAGGATCGAAGTGGAATAACGAAACGTAAAAGTGAATGTATGACATTAAACCGCATCCACGGTCGGAATCAACGATCGGGGAGCGTGTCTGTTTCTGTTAATAATTTATAAGGACACTATGAAAATCCGCAAAGCGCTTCCTGAAGATAGATTGGCTTTATTAGATTTACTTAAACAGTTCCAAGAGGAATCTTTAAGTCATTTTGGAACAAAGATCGAGGATGATTATGCTTTAAGGATGATTGATGGTTCAATACAGAATAGTTTTGTAGCGGAGAAAGAGGGTAAAGTAGTTGGTGTGATGAGTGGTATATTTACGACAGAGTTAATAACGAAGAGGAAAATATTTCAAGAGACGATCTGGTTTATGGATAAGGAGTATCGCAAGTACGGTATTAAGCTATACAGACACGTTGAGAACTGGGTTAGGGAGCAAGGATGTGAGGCTATGTTAATGGGCTGCCTATCGAACAGTAAGTTTGATAAGCTGGTTAAATTCTATGAGAAGATTGGGTATAAACATTTAGAGAGTCAATTTATGAAAGAGCTAACATGAATATATTTAATAATAAGGGGTTTGTAGTCTCAGGGTTGGCAGCTATTGGTGGTGCAGTTTTAGGAGCTGGAGTAGGTACAGCGGCGGTAGCAGGAGTTACGGCTGGAGTTGTTACGGTAGGCACAGCGGCAACGGTCGGAGCATTAGCCGTAGGAGCGGCATATTCTGGAATCAGAGCCTTATCAGGGTCGGGTCAGCAATCGGCACGACAGGGCATTAATCCTATGACGGGGCTTCCGAACATAGGTGGAGATCCAGGTGGGGTAGGAGTATCAGGATCATCATCCACCAGTAAAGGAAGAGCATTTTTAGCCGCAATAGGTGCACCGAGTAGAGGTTTTGATAAAAACCCAAATACTGCTCGGTCTTTTTT